CCTAGTATGTCTCGGAGATCACATTTGAGACTTAATTTGAGACTTGAAAACCAAAAGTTGACCATTATATGCCCAAAAAACGTTACATGGCAGTAATTGGTCTAATTCGCCGCTATCTCAGCTAAATTGCCGTTATGCCGATTTGCAACACCAAGGAACTGGCCGAGGCGCTGGGCGTCACTACGGGCAGGATCAGCCAATTGAAGACAGCCGGGCGATTTGATGGTTGCTTCATGGTGGTGGGCAACAAGATTGAATGGGACAAGGATGCAGCGGTCAAGGTTTACCAAGACGGGAACCCGCTTGTCTCAACGAGTCCCACGCGTAAGAAATCAGATGAGCTTGAAATTCCAAGCTTTAACGAAAGCAGGGCAAAATCTGAACATTTCCGTGCCGAACTGGCTCGACTGGACCTCGAGGTCAAAGAAGATCAGCTTGTTGAGGTTTCTCGTGTGCAGCGGGAGGCTTTTACTTCTGCTCGTGCTGTACGGGATGCTTTGGGTAATATTCCTGACCGTGTCAGCAATCAACTGGCCGCTGAATCAGATCCGGTTGTTATTCACCAAACGTTGACTGAAGAGATCCGCAAAGCACTGGAGACATTGACCGATGCGTGACGGGGCACTGATCTACCGTGCTGCATTCAAAGAAGGGTTGAAGCCTGACCCTGATCTGACCGTCAGCCAGTGGGCGGACCAGTACCGGATGCTGTCAAACAAGGCATCGGCAGAGCCGGGACCGTGGCGCACTGATCGCACCCCGTATTTGCGGGAAATTATGGATTGCATGTCGGCCAACTCACCTGTGCAGAAGGTGGTGTTCATGGCTGGCGCACAACTTGGCAAAACAGAGGGCATCAACAACGTTGTGGGTTACATGATTGCCCACGCGCCGGGACCAGCACTTTTTGTGCAGCCAACAATTGAGATGGCTAAAAGACTGAGTAAACAGCGCTTGGATTCGCTCATTCATGAAACGCCGTGTCTTGCCGAGAAGATCGCACCTGCTCGAAGCAGGGATTCAGGCAACACGATGTTCTCAAAAGAATTCCCCGGTGGGATACTTCTGCTTACGGGTGCCAACTCCGCTACGGGGCTACGTTCTGCTCCTTGTCGCTGGGTGCTTCTTGATGAGGTTGATGCTTTCCCATCAGATGTGGACGGTGAAGGAGATCCTTGTGCATTGGCGGAACGTCGTGCGTCAACGTTTAGCCGTCGCAAGATCATCCTGACCTCAACGCCGACGGTTAAAGATACGAGCAGGATTGAAACGGAATATTTGGCATCGGATCAACGTCGTTATTTTGTTCCGTGTCCCCATTGTGATCACATGCAATGGTTGCAATGGAAAAATTTGCAGTGGCGTGATGGTGATCCAAAGACTGCTGCGTATGTCTGCGAGAGTTGCGGGTCGCACATACCAGAGCATTACAAGAGCGAAATGTTGCGCAAGGGTCAATGGCGAGCAACTGCTACCAGTGAAGATTCGCGGACGGTTGGATTCCATTTGTCCTCCTTGTACAGCCCATTGGGTTGGAAAAGTTGGGAAGAGATTGTTGGTGAATTTTTACGTGCCAAGAATGATGCACCTTTGTTGAAGACGTTTGTGAATACGGTGTTAGGCGAAACGTGGGAAGAAGAGACCGGCGCAAAACTTGGTGCTGATAGCCTTTCGGAACGAGCGGAGTTTTACCCCGCTGGTGAGGTGCCTGATGGTGCTTGTATCTTGACCGCTGGTGTTGACGTACAAGACAACAGGGTCGCTATCGGATTGTATGCGTGGGGCGAGGGAGAGGAATGCTGGTTGATTGGCCATACAGAGATTTACGGCGATCCAGCCGGACAGAAATTGTGGGATCAAGTTGATGACCTCTTGTTAAGGGATTATGCCTACAACAAAGGTGGAAGGATAAAAGTGTCTGCTGTTGGAGTTGACTCTGGCGGGCACTTCACTTCAGAAGTGTATGCGTATGCTAGAGGTCGAAAGGGAAAAGGAGTATTTGCATTGAAAGGTTCATCAATCAGGAATAAACCACCGATCGGAAAACCGTCCAAAGTTGATATTAACTACAAAGGTCAAGTGTTAAAGAATTCGGCTGAGGTATATCCTTGTGGTACTGACACGATCAAATCAACGTTATTTGGCAGGATGAAGCACAACGAGGTTGGTGCTGGCTTTATTCATTTTCATGCGGAAGCAGGGCAGGAGTATTTCAAGCAATTGACGGCTGAACGACAGGTGGTGCGTTACGTCAAGGGCTTTGCAGTTAGAGAGTGGAAGAAAAAAGCGGGTGATCGCAACGAAGCATTGGATTGTTTTGTGTACAGCTATGCGGCGCTGCATTTCTTGTATATGCGTTTTAACAGAAACACAATCTTTGAACAATTTGCGCGTGGTATTGCAAATGCATCAAAGGAGCATGGAAGCGTGCAAGCGCCAGTAACGAAAAAGGAGTCGCCATACCGTCCGCCTCAACGTAGACTACAAAAGCGGACACCTTCATTCGTTACAAGCTGGTGACCATTCTCGTTCCTGATTTGATTTATGCGGGCGACACGATCGTGTTCGATGTCCCTGCATTTAAAGATGCAATTGGCACCAGCATTGATAGCGGCACTTACACGCTGACTTGGTACGCACGAACCAATACAGCCACTGAAGGCGCGTTGATTGTTGGTGCTACTGAAGGCGATGGTTGGCGTGTGACCGTACCTGCTGCAACTAGCGCAGGTTTTAACGCTGGATTGTGGACTTGGCAGGCAATCGCCACCTACGGCAGTGTGCAGTACACCGCTGGTCGGGGTCAATTCACTGTCAAGGTCAGTGCTGCTTATTCTGGTACGCCGGGTGCATTTGATGATCGCAGCCGTGCTGAAATTGATCTTGATTACGTTGAAGCTGCTATTCGCACGTTGTCACAAGGTGGCATGGTGCAGGAATACACCATTGGTGGCCGCAGCCTGAAACGCTATAAGATGCAAGAATTGCTGCAATTGCGCGATACCCTTAAAAACGAGATTGCAATGGAGCGGAAGCGTGAGAAAATCCGCCAAGGGCTTGGCAATCCCGGTCTCGCCAAAGTGAGGTTCACCTGATGGCTTTCTTCGGGATTGGTCGTACTAACGCGCTGCGTAATCAACTGAAAGAAGCGCAGGACAAAAATTTGTACCTGAAGCGTGCATACGCTGCTGCACAAAACAATCGACTGACTTCTGATTGGGTTAGTCAAGCCACCTCGGCTGATAGTGAAGTGCGCGGCAGCATCCGCATGTTGCGCAATCGTGCGCGGCAGTTGGTGCGTGATTCTGATTTTGCCAAGGCTGCTCTGCGTGCCGTCAGGAATAATGTTGTCGGTACTGGCATCAGAATGCAGGCGCAAGTCCGCATGCAACGTGGCGGGCGTCTTGCTGATGACATTAATCGCCGCATTGAAGAGGAATGGGATCGCTGGACAAGTGCCAAGCGTTGTCATTGTGGCGGCAAATTAAGTTGGTACGACATTCAACGTCTGTGCATCACATCGATGCTGGAATCAGGCGAAGTATTTGTTCGTCTTGTCAAGCAATCCTTTGGTAATAGCAAAGTGCCGCTTGGCTTGGAAATTATTGAATCTGATCTTCTTGATGATGATTACAACGCCATTGCCAATAATGGCAACGAAATTCGGATGGGGGTGGAGATTGACAAATGGGGGCGTCCTGTTGCCTATCACTTCTTTGATTACCATCCTGGCGATTATCAATTCAGCTACGCGCAAAAAGCAGTTAAAAAGCGTGTTCGCATACCAGCTGATGACATCATCCACCTTTATTTAATTGAGCGTCCGGGGCAGACACGAGGAATCAGTGCATTCGCTTCTGCGATCATGCGCCTGCGCAATCTCAGCGGATACGAGGAAGCTGAAATTGTTGCAGCACGTGCAAGTAGCAGCATGATGGCGTTTGTTAAGACGCCGGATCAAGAACTGTTTGAAGATGGCACGTTTGATCAAGAGTCTGTCCTCGACTTCAGCCCCGGCAGCATCAGGCGTTTGGCACCCGGAGAGGAGATGCAGTTCTTCACTCCCAATCGCCCTGATGATGCATTTACTCCTTTTGTGCAGCAAATGCTGCGAGCCGTTGCGGCTGGAGTTGGTTGTTCTTACACGCAAGTCAGCAGTGATTTT